GAGATGACGAAGACCAAAACCAACTGCCGATTGTGGACATGGAGCCGGGTTCATATAGTCAGTTGCCGGAAGGTCATGACTTCAAGATGATTGACCCGACACACCCGACGACAGCGTTTGGTGAGTTCGAGGCTGCTGTGCTTCGAGGTATCGCGTCCGGCCTAAACGTATCTTACACCAGCTTGGCGAATGACCTGACTGGCGTTTCTTACTCGTCTATTCGTCAAGGCACAATCGAAGAACGTGACCATTACAAAATGCTGCAATCGTTCCTGATTGAGCATTTCTGTGAGCCAGTGTTTACGGCATGGTTAGATAGTGCTTTAGACTTTGGCTCGATGCGTCTTCCAGCAACCAAAGAGAAGTTTAATAAGTTCGCAAGCAATGTTCACTTCCGTGGTCGCGGCTTTGCTTGGGTTGACCCGCTCAAAGAGATTAACGCAGCAGTCACAGCCATCAATAATGGCCTTATCAGCATGAATGATGTTGCAGCCAACTATGGTCGTGATGTTGAAGAACTGTTCGCGCAAATTCAGAGCGACAAAGATATGGCTGACCGCTATGGCCTCAAGATGGCCTTTGAGCCGTTTGGCACTAAACAACCCGCCGAACCAGATGTAACTGGAGACGATGATGGCGAGTTATAAGCCGACTGACGGAATGAAGATAGCCGCCAAGCGCGGTCTTGAGATGCGTCGCAAGTATGGTCGCGGCGGGACTGCTGTTGGCGTTGCCCGTGCTAGAGATATTGCTAACGGAAAGAGCCTGTCGGAAAGCACCGTCAAGCGTATGCACTCGTTCTTCTCTCGCCACGAAGTTAATAAGGCGAAGCATTACGATGCCAAGAAACCTGATGGCGGACCAACGTCATTTAGAATTGCGTGGGATTTGTGGGGCGGAACAGCCGGACAGCGATGGGCGCGCGGGTTAACCAAGATTATCGACAAGGATGAACGCGCCGAAGAAGTCAGCGACACGGTTCGCACCGCTCTTGCCAAGAAGGCCGCTGACCACAATGAGAAGGTTGGCGACACCGCATCCAAGCGGACAAGCACACGAACTTTGGTTGCAGTATTCCGCCGTGGCGTTGGAGCGTATAAGACCAATCCCGGCAGTGTTCGTCCGAATGTATCTTCTCCAGACCAGTGGGCATACGCGCGCGTGAATAGCTTTTTATACGTCCTCCGCAACGGAAAATTCCGCAGTGGCAAACATGACACGGATTTGTTACCATCAGGACATCCGATGTCGAGCAAAGAACGCTCTGATGACAACTTTGATTATATAGGATTTGAAACAATGACTGACCTTAGAGAAACCAGCGAAGAAATCGTTGAGGAAATCGTCGAGGAAATCGTTGAAGCGGATGAACTGGAAGAACGCCACGTTGTCGCCGTGCAGGACGATGACGAGACGGTAACCATTGTCTACGCCAAACATGAGGGCGAAGAAGAAGAAGCCGAAGCCGAGGTTGAAGAAGCCCCAGAAGAAGAAGCTGACCGAGCCGCCCCCCAAGAAATGCAGCATCGCGCATCCGATATGAAGGCTGGCGCGATTGATGAAGAAACACGCCGAGTAAAGATTGCTGTCTCAAGTGAAACACCTGTAGAGCGCAGCTTCGGCAAAGAAATTCTCGACCACACCGAAAAGAGTGTTGACCTGTCGTTTGCTAAGTCTGGGCGTATGCCGCTCTTGCTTGACCACGACCCGAAACAAACAATCGGTGTTGTTGAGGATGTTACTCTCGATAGTTCGTCTCGCGTGTTGCGAGCAACAGTTCGGTTTGGTAAAAACGGAATGGCTAAAGAGATGTTTGATGATGTAACGGATGGCATCCGTTCAAACATCAGCGTTGGCTACCAAGTCAACAAAATGCAAAAAGAGGATGCGGATAGCTACCGTGTCAATTCTTGGCGCGTAATGGAGGTATCTTTGGTATCTATTCCGGCAGATGAAAATGTTGGTATTGGACGCTCTAAAGATGTCACCACCGAAACCCAAATTGAAACTATCGAAACTAAGGAGACAGAAATGTCAGAAATCGATATCAATGTTGTTGCAGACGAAGCTCGTTCTGCTCGCAACAAAGAAGTCGCATCAATCATCGAATTGGGCGCAAAACACCAGCGCAGCGAAATGGCTGCTAAAGCTGTTGCCGAAAACAAATCAATCGACCAGTTCCGTGGTGAACTGCTCGAAGTCATCGGTGACAAGCCCCTCGAAACTGCTGAAGTTGGTCTGACCAAAAAAGAAGTTCGTGAGTTTTCCGTTCTGCGCGCTATCCGTGCTATGGCAAACCCGACTGACCGTCAGGCTCAAGAAGACGCATCCTTCGAGCGTGAAGTTTCTGAAGCCGCTCAAGCTGCTACAGGCCGTCAGGCTCGTGGCATCATGCTGCCGACTGAAGTTCTCCGCTCTTGGGCAAAACGCGATGTTAACACCTCTGATGATTCGGCACTGATTGCTGAAGACTTCCGTGGCGGCGACTTCGTTGACGTTCTTCGCAACGCTTCTAGCGTTATGGCTGCTGGCGCAACCGTTCTGAACGGTCTGCAAGGCGATGTTGTAATCCCGAAAAAATCAGCCGCTTCGACTGCTGGTTGGATTGCAACTGAAGGTGCTGCCTCTGGTGAGAGCGAGCCTACCTTCGGTCAAATCACAATGGCTATGAAGACTGTTGGCGCACATACGCAAATCACGCGCAATATGATGATGCAGTCATCTTTGGACATTGAGAACCTCATCCGTAACGACCTTGCTCAAGGCATTGCCCTGTCAATCGACGCTGGCGCGCTTCAAGGCTCTGGTTCTTCGGGTCAACCTACAGGCATCAAAAACACTTCGGGCATTAACAACCCAACTGATTTTGCTGCTGCCAACCCGACCTTCGCAGAAGTTGTTGCAATGGAAACTGCCGTTGCTGAAGACAACGCTCTGTTGGGTAACTTGGCTTACATCCTGCCAGCTTCCATGTATGGTTCGCTGAAAACGACTGCTAAAGATAGCGGTTCAGGTCAGTTTGTTGTCGAGCCTGATGGTCGTATCAATGGCTACAATGCAATCGTATCGAACCAAGTCACTGCTGGTGACCTGTATTTCGGTAACTTTGCTGATTGCTTGATTGGCTTGTATGGCGGTCTGGACATCGTTGCAGACCCATACAGCAACAGCACGAGCGGAACTGTGAACATCACAGCACTGCAATCTTGCGATGTTGCTGTTCGTCATGCTGTCAGCTTTGCTGTCAACAACGACGGTGCGTAAGCATTAGAGTGATGGAGAGGGGCTTCGGCCTCTCTCCTGACCTTTCTCATTAAGGGTGGAAATTATGTATTATCTTATTCTCAAGAACACAGTTGTAGCTGGTCAGCGCGTTAAGGCGGGTGACGTTATTGAAATCGCAGCAGACGAAGCAGCTTCACTGTTGGCAATGGGTCGCGTAGAGCAGACAGATGCTCCCAAGCCCAAGCCAGTTAAATCAACCAAGAAGGCAACCAACCGGGCTGTGACCGACTTTGACACTCCCGAAACGGAGTAAGTCATGAAAATCGTAGCCGCCAAGAAATGCACTATTTCCGGTCTAGGGTCATTCGCCGTTGGCGATGCCATTGATACTGATAAGGCGTTTGCCGAGAAGCTGGTTGCCCGTGGCATAGCTAAGAAGGCCACTAAGCCAGCCGTCAAGAAAAAAGAAGAAGTAGAGAGTAAAGACTAATGGCTGTAGAAACCGCCACAGAACTTGAGGTATTCTTTAGCGCAGATGACTTCGGCGTTACGGCTACTTATACCCCTCTCGGCGGTTCTTCTTCTTCTGTTAAGGGGATATACGACCATGAGTTTTACGAGGCTGATGCTGGTGGCACTGTTGGTTTTGCTATTGAGCAACCCATATTCACTTGCCGGACTTCGGATGTTGTTAACGCAACAGAAGGAGATGCCATCGTCATCAACTCAAAAGACTACACAATTCGAGTAGTAAGAGACGACGGAACTGGCGTTACGGTTCTCGCGCTTGAGGAAGACTAATGGCTCATGTTCGTAAAGCTATCCGAGACAATGTAACCACGACATTGACTGGTCTGACAACGACTGGCTCTCGCGTTTATCAAACACGGTTATTTCCACTGGCTACCGCAAAGCTTCCGGGCTTGTGTATCTATACCCGGTCCGAGACAACCCAATACGCATCTGTTTCCCTCCCTAGAACGCAAGTTAGAGAACTTGAGGTTCTGGTTGAAGCTTATGCAAAAGGAACTGCGTCGATAGACAATACGCTTGATGCGATTGCTGTCGAAGTGGAAGAAGCTTTGTATGCCGACGTTACTCGCGGCGGTAACGCAAAGGACACACAGGTCACAAGTTTTGAAGTTGACTACGACGGAGAGGGCGACCAGTCCGTCGGGGTTGCGCGCTTCACTATATCTGTAACCTATGTTACTGTTGAAAACGATATTGAGGCTGCGGCCTAGTATCATCTTAGTTTGCAAACTTGGAGAACTGAAAAATGACTACTTATATTGGCAACAATGGTGTTGTTAAAACCGCAGCCGACGGCGGCTCTGTCGCGGCTGTTACCGAGGTTCGTTCTTTCTCACTGGAAAGCACAGCCGATGTTATCGACTGCTCTGCAATGGGTTCTTTGAACCGTGTTTACAAAGCTGGGATGCAGACCTTCACTGGCACAATCGACGTATTCTA